TAATAATATAATATCGCCTTTACCAATATTATGCGCAGACGAAAAAGTTAAAGTTACAGTTGCAGATCCATTAGTTGTAGAAAATGCACTTGTTAAAGTTGTTGTAGCTTTAATTGGATGTATGTCATAAAAAATACCACCAGAGTATGCATACAAAATACTACTAGTTCCTAGTGCTGCATACTTAATACCTGATGCATTTACAAAGTGATGAATAGCTGTGTTACGTCCTGTTAATTCAACAGAACCTAATTGTGCCCAACCACCTATTTTTTCAGGTGAGCCATATCTAAAACGCACGTTATCACCATTAACCCATTGGCTTTCACCACCAGTTGATGTAACTTGTTTATTAAATCCTGGAGCAAATTTTACTTTTTGTAACATATAAAATCCTTAATAATTAGGCAGGAGATGATGTGGTGGAATCTCCCGCCAAATTATTATATACAATATTATTTAGGTAATTTAAAGCCTTTATACCAAGCAGGCAACCCTAAAAAAGGTCTTTTATCATATAAATTTTCTTTAGCCGTTTTAGAACTAGCTTTATTATAATGTAAAAATACTTGACCACAATCTTTACCTTTAAATTCTTCTCTCCAATGTTCTAGATCACAACCAGAATAGATTAACATATCACCTGGTTTAAGATCTACTTTAATACCAGCTTGTCCTTGTTTACCTGTTGGATCTAAATATATAGGCCACGAATCACCACCTAAATTTAATGTAGTAGATATTTCACAAGAATATCTATCTTTATGTCTAGCTAATACATCACCTTCTTTATATATTCTTGCATAAGAATATGTAGGACTTAATTTAATGCCAGTATGTTTTTCCATAACTGGTTTTACTTCTTTTAATAAAGTTTCCATGGCAATATCAGAATAATGCGAATAAGTATTTGGCACTTGTTCGTCGTTCCATATACCAAAGTATTCTGTAAAAGGTGAAATGTATTTTTGATCAAATAAAAATCTTGCTACATTTCTTTTATTTAAAAAGTATTTATAAACAAACTCTGCAAGTTCAGGTGAGATTGCATTTTTTAAAACAGAGTATTTATTTTTTTGAAACGCCGATTTTTTTAATGACATTTTTACCTTTCAATTGCATTTTAGATTTTAAAAAATTATCTATAAAATTTGGTTT